TAATGAATGTGGCACCTGTCGATGCGGATAGATCATCGAGAGTGTCCCTTCTTTCTTCGCCGTATAGGGGAGCTTTGATACCAGCGATCTTTAAGGTACCACGCATTGCGTTCATAATGAGCGCTGCCAATGCTTGACCCTCGATATCCTCAGCGACAATGACCAGTGGCCGGCCCTCACGGGCTACCATCTCTAACACAGGGAGTACTTGTTCTACCGCTGAGATCTTGTAGTCGGTTACCAATATCAATGGTTCATCATGATGCATGATTGACCGACGCTCATCTGTAACAAATGCGCCGGCACAATAGCCAGCATTCAATTTGAAGCCCTCTGTTACATCGAGCGATGTCTCAAGTGATCGTGACTCTTCAATGGTGATAGAGCCGTCTTGCCCAACGCGGTCGACTGCTAATGAAATCAACTTGCCAATAGATCGATCGTTGTTGGCGGAAATAGTGGCGATATTTTCGATGTCATCCAGGCTTGTAACAGGCGTAGCAAACTCTTTTAGGTTGCGCACCACCTCTTTTGCAGCCAAGTTGATGCCGCGCTGGAGTTCGGTGGGCGATACTCCTGATGCAATAAAACGCTGTGATTCCCGCAAGATTGCGCGCGCAAGGACTGTGGCGGTCGTTGTTCCATCACCGGCACTATTGTTCGTTTCAACCGCGGCCTGCTTGATGATTTGAACTGCTGCATTCTCAAAAGGATCCTCGCATGCGACAAAGGCCGCAACGGTAACGCCGTCCTTTGTAATAAACGGCTGTTGGCCTTTCTCTTGTAAGAGAACGTTTCTTCCTCTTGGCCCCAATGTTGACGCGACATTATCCGCTAGTTTATTTGCGCCAGTGATGATCTTCTGCTGTAGTGTCTGGTTGTCGTCATATGCTCGACTCATTGATACCTCTAAGTTATGTTTATATTATAATGGGTTGTGGGAGAAATGTCAAGGGTTATTCGTCAATGCCGGCAATTTTTCTAGTGTCGGTTCCAACTGCATCGGCAGAATGAGCAGCTTGGCTAGCTTGTTGAGGCTCTTGTAGTCCATTAGCGAAAAACGCATTAAGACTATCAGACATAGCAGATACCTGATCAAAAATGCCAAATACTTCATCCATAAGTTCGCCGCGGGCTGTTTCTAACACTCTCATAACGGCCGCGGCCCCAATCTCTAGCTTTGCAAAAGGTGAGCCGCCTCCAAGCCTGATTGTTGCACCTCTTGACAACACCCAGTGAGAGCGAGTTAAGTATCCTTTGGTATTTTTAATTGCCATGGCTTTAAGTTCGGGCGTTAAAGAATTATACCACTCCACCACTGGGGTGCCCGTGACCCATTCGCCCGACTTGTCAAGAAATTGGCCGCGTGCATCGCGGCTTCTTATAACATCTTTTTTAAATTGTGCGAAAAGCTTCAAGAACATGTCTCTTGCGATGCCGGCTCTCTTTGAGTCAACATGCTGGTGGTTGTTGGCCTTAACTTCTGGATTAAGAACCGAGAGAATTCCTGCTTTAAGGGCACCGGCCGGTGTCGACAGCGCGTTCGCGTTTTGAGTTGTCTCAATCGACTGAATGTATAGTCTCAATACGGCATCCACAATCTGTTTTTTCTGTTGTTCATCGACATCCACTTCTCCGAGAGAAGACAAATCGGTCTTAGAGAGATAATCGGCCCATAGGCTGGATATCTCTGCGGAATCACTGGTGTCACTGCGAGCAGGTATATTATCTGACCAATTGAGTGCATCGGTTTGTTCGCCGGTTTCCATGTATTCAGTCAAAGCGGCCATATAACTTGTGTTCGATAATATGGCTTTTCGGCCGGCGTCTGTTACCGACAACAAATCAAATAGATTTTTGCGTGTGATGTCGAACTGATAGAAGTCAATTCTACCTTCTTGCTCCACACCGTCGCCCTCTAAAATTTTAGTGCATGCAATATATCTCATGGCACCACCATCAAATTCGGGGTTCGCGTTTACCCACCCTGACCATTCGGCATTAGGTTCGAGCATATCATTGCACAGATCAAAGAAGCTTCCTCCGACCTCAAGCCCCTTGTCAGTATATAACTTAAGACTGACTGGGATTCTTTCCCCATCTACGTTGGCAGTGATATCAGCGATAGTTTTGGCGCCGCCGGCTGGGATCTGCCTTCCTTGCATCAATGCTGCAAGAAATGCTTCAAAGTTGAAGCCGGCAGCAGATGCATTAAAGTTTGTAATTGCCATTGTTAGTGTCTTATAAAATACCAAGTATGCCATCGCTTGCTGGATAAACTCTTTGGGGTTATCTCTCGGGATGGAATTGATACCTTTTTCCATGATGCCTGAGACAGCATTAAGTTTGTCTTCGAATCCGGTACCAGGAATCTTAGCGAGATATTGTTCCAAACCTTGGCGCTGAGATGGCGGAGCGTTTGGATCATCCGATGTGGCATCATCATCCGCGTTCGCCCATCCGAGTTCTGAGATTGGGATCATCGGGATCTCTGAGATGTGATAGGTGCGCACTTTTGGTTTTGCAGACCCTTGTTCTTGAATCCCTGCTGCGAGTGGAAACCCCATTATCTCCTCCACCATCTCCATCAGTGTCCTAACATCAACAGTACTTGCTTTCTTATTATACTCTTCTTTTAATATATTTCTCAAATCGTCCATGTTAAAAACCTCATATAATTATGTCAGCAATACCCAATTCTACTGCTTCTTCTGCTGATAAATAGACATTAACGTTACGTTCTAACATATTTTTAACATCCTTTTTAGTCATGCTCGTGTTCTCGACCAAACAGTTGATGTACATTCTCTGTATTTGCTCGATTGCTTCCATCTCATTCAATAAGTTATGGAGGGCGCCATGTTGGCCTGCGATAACAGAGTGGATCATAACCCGGCAGTTCTTTCCAATCTTGCGTTTACCCTTGGTGCCGGCGGCCAGAAGGGGTACTCCTGCTGACATTACTTTGCCCATTCCGATGGTATGAATCTCCATTTCTTGCTCCACCATTTTCATCACATCGTATAGAGCGAACATATCGTCCGCACTACCACCGTATGTTGAGATATAAAACTCAACCGGCTTTCTCTCTTTCTCTTCCAATAATTTGTTTTGCTCGCTTAGATATAACAGAGCATGTACCAACTCTGCTATCTTCTCATCGGTTACCTCACAGAACAGTCCGATAAGTCGAAGATCCGGCTCAGCTTTTGCTGGGGCGCCCCCGACTACAAGCATTTGACCTAATAGTTCTTCTACTGCTGTGGCTTCTTCCTCTACTGTGAGAGGTTGTGCTGCCTTTTTCTTCGGCTCTTCTTCTGCTAAGATTGTTTTGATAATCTTTTTGATTTTATTTATCACTACTAAATTCCCTCCAAAATTCTATTGCTGCTTTTTTATTAGTTTGTAAGTACTTCATTGCGCCGGCCCAGTCATCGAACTCAAGCATACTGAGAAAGAATTGTGGATGGGCGTGTATGAGAGTGTTGATCGCTTTTGTTTTAAAATGTTTAACGTCATCATCATATTTCTTCTCGAAGATGCTTATTTGTGTAGCACCCTTCTCAGATTTAATTAGGCTCTCCAATACTAATTCACGAGCATAAGACATATGCTCCAGTGATTTTATTAGTGAAGTTAGGTAAATCACTTGTGCCATTTTGACTACCATGATAGAGAGGCGCACTGTTCGCATAAAATAGAATGTCTTGTGAGTTACATACCCAAACACAAACATTAATATATATATCCACCAGTGTATCATATAAGAAGCCTCATAAAAAAAAGCCGCCGGTAGTCCAGCGGCTCTTATATTATAACCTAATTCTGTATTAGTGTCAAGTTATTTTGTCTTGGTAAGTCTCTGAAGAATACGTTCTGCTAACTGGTCAGCTAGCGCGGTCTTCTTCTGTGTTTTTCCAAGTCGGGCAGCTACTCTGCGTGCGACCTCATTGACGATGGCATCTTGGTTCTCATATACGCCGCGGTTGCCGGGGGGAAGCTCTTCTTCCTCTTCTTCCGGGCCCATATCCATTCCCATTTCATCACCCATTTCATCACCCATTTCGGGTTCCATGCCCATTTCTTCATCATCGAGAGCGCCCAGATCATCATCGACCTCTGCACTAACAGTCTCGCCTGTGACTTCTTCTAAGGCTGTTTCAAGAGCAGACATAAAATCATCAACTGAGATCATGCCGCCGCCTACATCGCCTTCAGCGTCACCCATTTCAGCGTCCATTTCAAGCTCTTCGGGTGCTTCGTCTTCGAGGCCTCCTAGCTCGTCTTCGTCTTCGGGTCCGGGCGGCATTTCAGCTCCCATTTCCATTTCTTCTTCTTCCGGCGGAAGCTCTTCGTTTACGCCAAATCCCATTTCCTCAATTCTGCCATGGCCCAGGGGAGTGAGATTAGCAAGTTTCATAAATTGGCGAATTTCGCCTTCTGTCAAAAGTGTCTTTCGAGCCATGGTGTTCTCCTTAAAGTTAACTCACCAGTAAATAGTATACGTTATTTGAATAGTCCATAAAAACTACTCATTAATGAGGGGGTGCTTCTTTATCTTCCTCAAAGCTTCGGTTTGTATTTGTTTGATCCTAGCAAATGACACCCCAATCCTGTCACCCACTTCTCTTAATGTCATGTCGCCGTTTTCATAGACTGAGATCAGGCAACAGTTTTGCTCAGTTGGGAAGTCAATCCACATCCTGCATTCTATCCTTGTACAGCACTTATTTTTCTTGTGGCACTCTCTAGCGCAGGCTCTTAAACCATCCTTTGTTCTCATAGATCTGGGTGCTCCTCAGCCAAAAGATCGAATATATTCTTTATCTCTCCATCGTTTAATGCAAGGTCGTTCATCGCTTCTTTTCCGGCGGTTCTAAGTTTCTTTGTTTTTTCTGTTCTGGGGGCGCTTTTCTTTTTATTAACCTCCTCGATATAATCCAGGATTCTTTCATCGCCATCAATATATCCATTTACAATGTGTCGAAAGAAACCTGCCTGTGTCATTCTTTCATTCTTTAACCTAACAATAAGCTTTGCTTGCTTGTGGTCGGTTATGTCAAAGGCGACCCTCTTAGATAAGTTCCCGTATTCGCCGTGTTCTAAACCATCATCATTTCTTTTTTTAGCAGCCACTAAGTAATCACCACTTTCGCCCAACAATGTGGGTATGGCTTTCAGTCAGCCCCGAAGTTGTTTGCTGAACAAACTCTGCTATACTGTGGAATTCTGAGATAGTTCTAGCTCCGCTGTATGATAAGCCAGAGCGGATGCCTTTCTCAAGATCTGTGAGGATGTGTTTAACCCCACCGCGATACGGCACAGTGGAGGACACACCTTCGAATGACGAGTATTTACCACGCCACTCGACTTGTGCTTCCTTGGATGCCATGCCGCGGTATACTTTCCATTTGGAGCCCATACCATCATCGATAACCTCGCCGGGTGTCTCATTGGTTCCAGCTAGCAGTGAGCCGCACATTACAGCGTCAGCACCAGCGGCCAAAGCTTTCACAATATCTCCGGAGTTGCGAATCCCACCGTCTGCAACAATCTTAACGTTACGATCGGTCTTAGCACATTCCATCACAGTTTGAAGGCCCGGCATTCCATGTCCTGTTTGGATTCGAGTAGAGCAGATGGAGCCACCGCCAATGTTGCAGCGTACGCTATCTGCTCCCCAGTCAGCAAGGTCGTTAACTCCTTCGAGGGTCGCGACGTTGCCGGCCATGATGTGAATGTCATCTCCAAATGCAACTCGCAGAGCCTGAAGTGTTTCACGCATCAAGATGTGGTGGCCATGGGCCACATCGACACATAAAAATGTGACACCTGTTGCTACCAGGGCTGCTGCACGTTCTAGATAATCACCGGTAGTTCCGATGGCGGCGCCGGTGATCGTCTGGTGTCCTTCCGATGCGTCCTGTGCATATGAGTTCATCCGTGCCTGTTCCGTGACGCTGTTGTAGCGATGCAACACTGCTGCACCGCCGTACTTTGACATGACGATCGCCATTGGAGACTCCGAGATGGTGTCCATTGGCGAGGCAATGATGGGTAACTCTAATACAAGATTTTTTCCCAGATCGGTTGAGATGTCAATCTCACTGCGTGAGCGAATGTCAGAATATTTTGGGACAAGCAGCACATCGTCGTATGATAGACAGTTATTCATTTTTATTATTTTTGTCTCGGGCCTTTTGATGACCCTTCTTTTTCCGTAACAACATTGGTTGGGTTTGGATACAACTCAGGCGTCTTGCGGGAAGGGTGCTTCTTAGTGAACGCTTCAAGCTGTTCTTGCATCTCGGGGGTAAGCGTTGGAGGCATGCCGTTAGCCGCCGCTCTCTGCTTCTGACGCTGTTCGGATAATGGTGAGATAAAGCTGGTTTGTAACATCTTGATGGATGCATCAGCATCGGCAAGAATTTTGGTTTGCTTTACGATCTCGTCGATGTGGTTATTACCATCAACAGCCTGTGGATTGTCGAGAATAATCTCAATAGTGGTAGCGGCCTTGGTAGCTACTGCACGAAGTTGTAACACTGATGCGTTTAAAAGGCTCATATTTGTTTTCATTTTATCTCCTTGTGAATGAATTCTTTAATGTCTTTGGCATAATACCATGTTTTTTCATTTGGTGGGTCTGGGTCTGGCATGACACGAATCTTAGGTGTTAACTCGGGCGTGGTACGTATCACCGAGATGGTGGGTACCCCGTTAAACTTAAGTTTTTTCTGCAGGTTCTCGTCGTCGTGTATGTTGAACGCAAAAAAGTGGACGTCCTTAAACGTTTCGTCCTCTGCTATATCTCTGTAATAGTCTGCCAGCGCGTGGCAGAGGTGGCAGTCGTTTGAATAAAACTTTATAACACATACTGCGTCTTCTTTAACATCCCCTCTTATGATCTTGTCTAAGGCGGCGGATGTTATTCTATTTATGCTCATCTAAAATCTCCTTGGTTTTCTCTATACAGTGTGGGCAGAATATTCGTACTGTCTCTTGTCTTACTACGACGTTCCACGATGCTAGCATTTCACGGTCTTGCTTGTCAAATGGTTCTTTGCATGCGGAACATTGCGATGGTAGCTTACCGAACTGGGAAAATTTTTGGGCAAGTGTTTCTGTGGCTTCTTCTCCCATTTCCTTGCCCATTGCTCTCCGGGTTTTGCGGTTCATTCGCTTTCTTCTGCTTTCTTCTTGGGGGTGGTGTGCTTCTTCTTTACGGCGGCCGTACGGCGAAGTGTTGGTGACATGGCTTCTGTCACAACCCTCGGTGGTCGCTCTGGCTCGGGGGATGGAACGAGGGACTGCTCATCTTGTCCAAAATACTGCTGCAGCGTCAACATAGCGCCTTCGAATTGGGCTAGTTTGAGCGATTGGTGAGCGATCTTGTCAACGTCACCTTCCTCGGCGGGTCTTGCACAGATGTCTTTAATAATGCCATATGCTTCTAAAGCTTTAGAGCGTAACTGCAAAACCGCGGCGCTTGGTGTCTCTTTAGCCATTGCTATTCTTCTCCCTTTGTTCCATCTTGCACTGATTCGCTATTTTTGTCTGTGCTCCCAAGAGCACCATCACCCCTACCGCTAATCGTGACAGCTGACGCATATAATTCGCGCTCGTACGTTTCTACCGGACGCGGGTGTAGGACCGGCACCATTACTAGTTGTGCGATCTTATCGCCGGACTTGATGGCTTGGCTCTCAACCCCTACATTATGAAGGTTTACAAATACCTCACCATTATATCCAGAGTCTACCACGCACGCTCCCACCAATAAGCTCCTTTTAGCTGCTACGCTTGAACGGTTCTTTACTTCAAGCATAAAACCATGGGGTATTTCGAATTTAAGTCCGGTTGGAATAATGCGACTGGTGTTGGGAGCAATGAATACTTTTACAAGTTCATCAGTCGGCGAATAGAATACATCCAACCCCGCGTCAGAGGGGTTTGCGCGGACCGGTGTTAGTGCTGATGGGTGTGTTTTGGCGTATTGAATGATCACTCGCTTTGATCTCCACCGGAAATAGTGTTGAAGTGGTCGACTACCTCATCAATATTGAAGTTGCCTCGGTACAGACGATATGCTTTCACAGCCGATCGAATCTCATCTGTATTTAGCCAACCGTTCTGGCGAAACTCTGAGCGCAATTCGCGCTTTTGTTCTTGGTAAGGCTCGATACACTCTTCGATCGCTGATAGCGAACGAATGTACTCCTTAACATATTGCTTCTTCTCGTCTTGTGATGATGCCATTTTCCCTCCTTATGGGTTTGGCTTTATTTACACTTATATTATAACAACCCTATAGGGGGATGTCAAGTGTTATTTGTTAAAAACTTCGGGGCCGAACAACTGAGTCATAAAACGCTTCACGGTATAGTCTTTTTCAGCTTCGCTTTCGCACTCTGAAAAAATATAGTTGTAGGTGTCTTTCTCTTTTGTAAGCTTTCGGGCCAATGTGTCCGTCTCTTTCTTCATCCAGCGAATTTGCTGTTTATAGTTCTTGGGGGTTGTGATATTAAACTTCTCTGCTATATCTAAAATAATAAAATATCTACGTTCTTCCAGTGCTATCCTGGCTTCTTTGAACATATTTAACTTAACATCTCTTTCCTCAGTTGTCAAGCTCTTATCCAATTTATCCGGATGAATCAGTAGTGCTATTTTTCTAAACACTTTGTTGAATATATCATGAATCTCCTGCTCGTCCTTGGACATTTGATAGTCACTAAGTTGTTGCGAGTATTCCTCTTGGTTATCACTATTTACTTGCTGTTCGGAGGAGGCATCATGAATTACGAGAGATCCATCTGTATTGGTGTCAAGCTGGGGGTTGTCTTGGTGATCCTGGTGTGTGCTCTTACTTGGGTATAACTTATCAATCTTGGCGCGGTGTTCTCTGTTTAGCTCTGCAAGGTCAAGGTCGCTCTTAACACAATAGTCTTCATAGTAGGCTTGAAACTCGCGGGAAGATGCTCTGTTGATTTCTCTTACGAAGTCAAGCTCTTCATTGATAAACCGAAGTTCGTTAATATAGCGTTTCCATCTAATCTTTGTGCTAACCGCCATGGCATGCTCTCCTTAACCGAAGTCAAAGTCAACACTTACCTTGATCTTAAGTTCAGGAATAAATAGGTGGTTTGCAAGGTTATGCTTCTTACATTCGTCGGCTTCTAAGAACCAGTCAGCGTGACCCTTTTCATGTACAATATCGAGGAAGTAGTCTTTATGGTGGTTACAGTTCTCTGCCATCATCGTATAGATCTTCTGGTTGAGACGATCCGTTTCTTCTGCACTCACCTTAATCTCTTCTACTTTGCCCCACGCCATTGAACTAACATCATGGATCATTACCGTTGAATCCGGGTCCATGTATCTGTATCCTTCTGCGCCGAAGCTAAACAAGATCGCCCCACATGACATAGCTTTACCCTGTACGATAGTAGCCACCGGGATCTTTGAGTGTTTAACATCTGATATCATGGACATTAGGCTGTATACCTGCCCACCGTAGCTATCGATGATAATTGGTAAAACTGGTTGGCCTGTGTTCTGTGCCTTCGCAACCAAACTGCTAAACTCTTTGGCGGCCGCTTCTGTAAAGTTTCTAACCCGGATAACTACTGGCAGGTCTTCTATAAGATCCGGCTCTTTTAAGAGTGGTGAAAAGTATTTGATGATGTTCATATTTTATCCTAATAGTCGAAAGTTATATTTAATAGACCTGGTTGAGAACCCCCATTGATCGTTGTAATCCAGTCGACTCATATATGGTCTATTGATATGAATACGATCTTTTTCAGGTTTTACTCCCCAGCACCTTATCTTAGTTAGTTCGTTATTAGAGTCAATCACCTCTAAAATCCAATAAGTCTTTCCATTTTTTGTCTTGCGAGGCACAATTTTTCGAGGTATAAACCAGCATACTTCCAAATCCGGGTCAAACTCAGAAATAGGTGGAATGTATTTCTCTTTCAACTTTGCGATCATCTCAGCGCTCATCACGAGGTTCATGGGGAAGATACCAGTTAGGTCTGTTTTGAATTGGATTATCTCCTCTTCTGTGAACTCGCCCTCTGGTCGATAAGTCTCTAAATTCTCCAAAAACTTCTTAAGATTTTTTGGGCGGTCTACGACACAGGCACTCCAAAAATGCTTTCTGCCAGAGAAACGGTCATCCACCAAGTTATCAAGCGCTCCGCCCCTACACAGGGCATCCAGTGCTTTCTTATTGAACTTGCTATACGATACGCCCTCTCGGAACAATAAATCCTCGGCGTTTATAAACGGCCGGTTTTCTAATATCTGTTCAATAGCTGACATGCCAAGTCCCTTGATGGATGTCAGTGGTTGGATGAGGGTCTTACCGTTTTCGCTGATCTCCCACACAACACCTGACTTGTTAATATCAAGGGGCGCGATCTCAAACCCGTGGCTTTTGGCTGAGTTGATGGCCTTTTCTTTTCTCTTCTCGGGCTCTTTATCAAGGAACGCCGCGGCCCATTCACTGGGGTATTTCTTCCATAGCCAAGCACACTGGTAAGAGATAATGCTGTACGCAGTCGCGTGATTCTTTGAGAACCCATACTTTGCGAAACCCTCCATCAGCAGCCATATCTCTTCGGCTGTACTGATAGACATTCCCTTTTCGCTAGCTCCATGGATGAATTGCTCGCGGAACTTTACTAGCAAATGCTCCTTCCCTGTTCCCTTCTTTGTAAGAAGCTTGCGGATTGTGTTACCATCATCTCGGGAAATATCCTTTCCGATCCTGTGAGTGATCTCGCTGATCTGCTCCTGATAGATAACGTGGCCATAGCTTTCTTCTGTGATCTCTTTAAAGATGGGGTGGTACCACTCGATGGCAGTATGTCCTTCCTTGGCTGCGATGTACTGGTCATGTACCTTCGCGGACAACGGACCAGGACGAAAGATAGAGGTTACTGCTGAAATCTCTGCGATATTCGTTGGCTTTACATTCTTGCAGAAGTCTTGCGCTCCATCGTTTGTGAACTGGAAGGTACCAGCGAAGTTGCCTTTGTGAAACACATGCTTATAAACTGACTGATCATCCAGATCTATCACATCTGGGTGTAGTTTCTCGTTATAATAGTTTCGAACCTGCTCGAATGTGCATTCCGTTACACCATGGTGGCGGCGAAGGATGTGTTCAATGCAACCTTCGATCATTTTAAGTGTTGAAAGCCCTAGCAGATCAAACTTGATGAAGCCCATGGGTTCAAGATGTCGAACGTTCTGCCCTTCAGCCCATGGCGACTGCCGGATACCTCCACTGTTGATAAGAGGCATATTCTCGTTCAGGTTTTCAGAGACCAGCAAGCCACCGGCATGCCGGCTGCAGCTTCTCACTTGACCTACTAACCCTTGTACGCGTTCCTGAACCTCGGGATGTTGTGCTAAGAAAACTCGCAATGATGTTGAAAACTCTAACACTTCTTCCCAAGTTGGGACATATACACCAGCGCTAATACCATGGCGTTGTTTTGCGGGGCCGATAGCCTCGTTCATCATTGCGCTTGTCACGTTGTTAACTTCCGAAAACGGAATGTCATACAACTTTGAAATGTCTTTAATGAGTGATTTAAGTTGGAGTGTATTCCAATTTGAAATAGGTGCGACCCTATCCTCTCCCCACTTCTCGATCAAGCGTTCCTTCAACTCCATCGGTGCGGACACATCTGTATCAATATCTGGGTAGTCCGTTGCATCTGAACGCAAGAACCGCTCGAAGGGTAGGGCGTATTTGATAGGATCGATCTGTGTGATCTTCAGAGCGTAAGCCACCAGCGATCCACACGCACTGCCGCGGCCTGGTCCGACAAGCATCACTTCAGTAGCTTCATCCACAATGGCTTTCATTGTTAGGAAGTACTTGCTGAAACCACGACTGTCGATAACATCAAGTTCGTGCCTTAATCGCTGAACGTATTCGTCATTCGTATGAAGTTTAAGCTCTCGCAGTCCATCGATAGCGTATCGGACAAGAGCTTGCGTAGCAGTAGCTCCCTCTGGTACAACAAAGTCTGGTAGACGCACGGTTGTATCTGGCATGAAGCTTTCGATGCGCTCGTGAGCAATCCTATATGTTTCTTCAATGCTCTCCAAAACTAAGTCATCATCATATGTTTCACCCTGTAGTTTTGAATAACGCTTGTAGCTCTCCCACATTTGATCGCCGTTCTTTGGATATAACTCATAACCAATGACATCGGTGTTCTCTGGAATAACGCTCTTCTCTTCTTCGTCTTCCGAATCGGTCTTCCACTTGGGCTTCCCCTTGCCAAGCCAGCCAAGCTGCTTGTACATCTCACGATCCTTCCAAGCTTCCGGGCTTGGATAGTGGCTGTCTGCGGTTGAGATCAGCTTAAGGCCAAACTCTTTTGACATTTGAATAATATACTTATTAATCTCGTGTTGTTCAGGAATGTTGTTCCATTGTAGCTCGCCATACCAACGATCGCCGAAGATCGAAACCATTTCTCTTGTAGTCTCGCGCATGGCTTCTACAACGGCTTCAGTGCCATCGTCTCGGTTCTCCCAGTAGTTTCCAGCGTATACCCCACCCATGCATGCAGAAGCTGCTATGACACCCTCTGAGTGCTCTCGTAGTAGATCATAGTCCATTCGTGGGTAGCGGTAGAAGTATTCATCGGTATAACTCTTTGATACTAGCTTGTATAGGTTATTGAGACCAACTTGGTTCTGTGCCAATAGGATTAGATGGCGCCGGCGCTTAAGGATGGGCTGTGCGTTCTTAGTATCACCCTCGTCTTCTGCTGTTGCGCCTGACTGCGCTGTTTTCTTGGCGGCACGTGCCTTCTTTTTATCTGCCATTGCCTCGTCGTAGGCTTCACGCCACTCCGCAACAGACGTTGTGAAATATGCCTCGACCCCAAAGATAGGCTTGAAGTCTTTACCTTCTGTTTTCATTTTCTTCGCGTGGAGCACCTGCCACGACAATCCATTCATGTTTCCATGGTCTGTTAACGCTAACGCATCACCACCATTCGAATAACAGAACTCCGAGTTCTG